AAACCTTTCCAGGTTCAGTGCCCTATATGGAGCCCGGAGCCGTGCAAAGTCACCTGCCACAACCAACCCACAAATGACCTCGTAAAGAAACTCAAAGGCCCTTTTGACCTCATATACTACGACCCCCCATATAATCAACACGAATATTCAAAATTGTACTTTTTGTTAAATGTGATTATAACAAACAAAAAGGCGAAGGAGTGGATGGAGGTGACGCACATGCCTTCGAGGGACGAGCGCAATAAATCAGATTACAACAAAGAGGAGTCTGCTATACAAGCAATGACGGAGCTCATAGAAGACTCCCTGAAAATATCAAAATATATCCTAATATCTTATAATGATGAAGGGATTATAAGTGCGAAAAAGTGGAAGGCTATATTGGAACCATATGACTATGTCAAGTTGAAGAAACGGTACAAGCGGTTTACAGGGGCGAATGGAGAGTCTGGAAAGGTGTACGAAATTTTGTATTTAATTTCTAAATCCTAGAATACTTACAAGTCCTACAATTCCGATAAATGTAAATACGGATGGTAAAACTTTTTGTTTCCAATCGAGTTCCCTCCTGGTTTCTACTGCAACAGGCACGGGAACGACAATGTGGGGTGAGGGGAGATCCGCTCGACAAAAAGGACACTTGTTGAGATAACACTGGATATGTAGTTTATTTTTACAACACCCAAGGTGAACTACTGTTCCTGCAAGAGGTTCAAGACACACCGGACACTCTTCTGATTCCATATTTAATATCAAGATTCTAATTTTTGCACCTTTCTCTCAAAACCCCACTTGAACCCCCCACTTGTAGATTCTATACCCTTCTCTAATTTGCGAATACAATTGCTAATTGCCTCTCCCGTAATTCCGTATTCCTTTCCCGCATCCTTAGCACTATCCCATGTTTTTATATAAACTCCACTTGTGGTATATTGGTCGACCTTTTTTGATGCGGCACACTTTGCTCCTGTCCGGTTAGATGCAATCATAGTGGCACTTTGTTTTTCACAAGACTCGGGGGTTCTTTGTGTACCCTTTCTTGCCGCACGAGATGCCTTAAGCTTTTCTGTAACAGTGATGGGCTTACGAGGTTTAGTACTAGGTTTGTAAGGCCCCCTCTTTTTTCCCATCATCGACAAACTTCTCTCGTCACGCTGTTCCTGCGTCCACTTGTTTCCCCAGTTCCAATGCTTCTCACCAAGTTGAGCCACTCTCATTCTTTCTCTCGTTTCTTCACTAAATTCTCCATTTCTACCTCCTCGACGACGGTTGTATCCTTTAGAACGATTCAGGAGGTCTCGTGTAACTATTTCTTGATCTTCTAAATTATCCAACTCTTCGTAGTTGTTGAAATATCGACTGTGTAGAACTTCTAAAGTCCATCCTTCTAGTTCTTTTTTACCATTTACCCATATAATTCTACCATACTTGACCATAGCTTTTACAACATGATGACGAGTGTCTTTCCTTGAAACAGCTGATATATAATCACGTTTTCTAGAATTAAGCGAACGAATAGTTTGACCAACATACTTTTTTCCGTTTGAGATACAAGTCCATAAATATATTATACCATGAATCCACATCCTCACTTACACTCTACAGTCGTTGTGTCCTTAACCCTCTTCGTACTTTGCTCCCTTTTTCATATTATCAATTGCCCAAAGCGGTTGTAAATTAGTCCAGTGAAAGCACTTCTTCTGCTCTCTGGGGTTTTCAAGATTGAATGATGCACATGGTCTTTTATGGTCTACATGCCATTCGCCATAGTTATCACGTGTCATACCCTCTGTAAATTGTGATTCTAGATGAATCCACAATTCTTCTATAGTACACCCTATAAGTTCTTTTGTCTTGTAAGCCTTTTTACCGGAATTTGCTTTAATAGCCGTGCTCACTCGTGAACGAAGGTTGTGAAGAAGTTTAAAAATAGGGTCCTCTTGAAGTCTTCTTCTCGCGTAGTTTCTTGAATACTCCCTGAAATGTTCTGCATTAGCTGCTCTCCATTGACGATGATATTCTAAAATAGCTTCTCTATTGTTTTCTCTGTATTTAGATTCTCTTTCGAGAACTTCCTCGCGCTTGTCAATTCGTCTAGTTTTTCTGTGTTCAGATACTGCTTCTTTATTTCTTTCATACCAAGCGTCTGTAAGTTCTTTTTGTCGTTCGGGATTATTCTCTCTCCATTCTTTGTTTGTAGCATCTATATTCTCTTTGTTGTCGATATACCTCTTCTTAGAATATTCAGAACGACACTCTCTACAATCACTGGTATACGACTTTCCACGAGGATAAAAGAAATAAAATTCCTTCACTTGTTTACACTTAGTACACACTTTCGTGGTCATCTTCACTTGCTCTCTACACTTTCAACGTCTTTAAGACGGTCCTCTAGTACCCCGTGAAACCGGATGTTCCCCACGTGCCCTAGAACTGTCTGCACATCCGCGTAAATCTTCCCACCCATTTGCTGCCACCGCCGGCAAAAGGCGTAATCCTCGGACAGGTACCGCTTCGTCTCGGGGTCAATCATACAATCAAAGATTGCAACATATGTGTCCAGGTCCTTGTTTTGATGGTCATTCACGCAATTGAGCTGAGGGTACTTTTCAAACATCTTGGTAAACACATCCCGCTTGACCACCATAAACCCCGTGGGACCATCAAGCACCTCGACAAACCCGTTCAGGACCTGACTGTTCTGGTACTTGAAATTCATCACAAGAGACGAGGAAACCCGGTCAAGGTCACGACCATCCCCCTTCAACACAGAATCCTCCGCTTGGTTGAACATCACACATTTCTTCGGGTAACAAGCCACTGAAATGTCGTGGTCAGACTTGACCAACCGAATGACCGACTCGGGGTCAAAGTGGATATCAGCGTCGATAAACATGAAATGTGTGGCTTGGGTTTTCTGATAGAATCGAGCAACGGCCAGATTGCGCGCACGATGGACAAGCGACTCGTTTTCAGTTGTATCCAACATCATGTTAATTCCGTGCATAGCAGCCGTACGCTGAAGCCGGAGAATAGACTCGGCATACTGCTGAAGACAAACCCCACCATAACAAGGGGTACTCAGGAAGAGGACGATGTTACTCATTTACTCTTCAGGGTCAAAGGTTTTTATCTAGTTACTTCTATTTCAATTCTGCTTTCACTATTGATTCAATTTTTGAGAGTGTTGGTCCGGACACATCGCAAATTTTGCAAATATCCGACTTGCTGATTGGAAACTTGAGTTTGTCGAGCATGACATATATGACGGCGCAAGCCACCGCCTTTGGGGTTCGGCCCATCAGCTTGACAGAGTCGTCTAGACTTTTGCACGCTTGGATAATCTTCATCTTTGTCCTGCTCCTGTGCTCCTCCGGGATGTGTGTGATGGAGTTGTAAAATCTCGAGACAATGTCGGCCGGTGTGATGACGTGGACCTGGGTCTCTGGGTTTTGCTCCTGGTACATCTCAAAAGTCCGAGAGATATCACGGGCAGGAATATCAAAGGCGGCTGCAATCTCGTGCACAGTCCGAGGGACATTCCGCTCGCGACAAGCCTGGAAAATGCAGTTCGCCTTGATACCGTTTCGAACAGCCCCGCGAGTCAACACATTCTCGTTAAACTTGCGGTACTTGACTTTTGCATCGTACATCACGGTGTCTGGCAGGCTCAAAATGTCCTTGCCGACGCGGTCCATATCCTTGTATGCGTGGAACAGACTCCGGTCCTTGTGGTTGACATTCGAGTGGAGTTGACGAATCATCAACTTGCCGACCGCCGAGTTTTTGTAATTTTTCCGGATCAAGGTGCCCATGTTCCAGGCTTGGGAAAAGTGGTCCAGATTCTCCGGGCATCCCACGCGGCACGGGTCTGGGCCCTCGTTATCGGCACCGCTCCGCCACTCGGGCTCGTCGCACACATACTCGGCATCCATAGCCCCACAGGATGTACAGGTTGGAAGGTCGATTGAGACCCCGTACTCATCTTGCCCGCAGAAAACCTTGGTTCCCCCACAATGTTTGCAGACATGTTCGTTTTCAAACTTCAATTGAACCTCAGACTCGCGCCGACAAAGGTCAAACGCGAACCAGGACTGTTCAACCTCCATCTTTTCTTGCCCTTAAGAGAGGGGCCTCGTCTAGCGGCGGTGCACAGCTACTTTTTTTCCGGCGGGGCCTGCGTCCAACAGCGTGTAACATCTTCTCTTTTTGTAATAGGATGTCCCAACCAACTTTAGTCCCCCCAGTCATCGACCCATCCAGAGTCAGAATTCAGGAGGCTGTCGCACACTCACCCTTCAATATATTCAATATTGTGGCAATTGTTCTAATTGTCGTTATTGGATTTTATCTGTACAAGCGATTCATCGAGAAGAAGCCCCAGCGCAGATTCCCTATGGTTCCAGTGCCAATTCCGGTCCAGGTGAAGACTTCCGTGGCACAAGCCGCGCCCGCCCCCGAGCCGGAGACCAAGGAGGATGAGGACGAGGTCCCAGAGCCACCAGCCGATACAAACGAAAAGGATGATTAGCGAGGAAGAGCCCGATTCGCCCTTGACTCGAGATTTTCCAACTGTCTCATCAAACTCCTTTGAGTTGCCGTTAAAAACTCAAGCCGGTGAATCAAAGTCATGTACACTAGACCAAACGAAGCAGTCCTGTTACTTGTACGAATAATTCTTTCCAAGTTGTTCACTTCTCTGTTTGTGTTTCTCAAAAATCGCCGAGTATTTCTTATTTGATTATGTAAATTAATTAAATTCTTTAATGGGTGTTTAGGCTTTGTTGCATTTCCCATTTATACTAGGTGTTTTTTTATTTCCTGAATCTCCTTGGCTTTGAGTTTTGTGAGTGGTGAGAGGTGGTTCAGTACATCTATATCCTTGGCTTCCAATTTGTATTCTAAAAGGAGATTCCAGTTTTTGTGTTCAGCGTGTTTTCGAAGCAGCAAGAGACTGTCATAATTCAAGTTTAAAAAAGGAATTCGTTCTGAAATTGTCTTTATTCTTTTGTGTCTCATGCACATGTTTTGGTGTTTTGTCCAGATACTCCCCGGTCTGATTTTGTCGGGTTTGAGTCTGTGTCCAATCTCCACAGCAGGTGCTATACACCCAAGAATAGTGTAGTACTGCATAAGGTCCCACGCCCCCTCGTACATCTTGTCCTCAAACACCTGAGCGTCACTAAAGCTCTCCGTAATCTTTACAAAGTCAACACCCCGAGCATCCAAATAATTCTCCTGTAAAATTCCAACCATATTCCCCGGCTCGGCTATTGGATCCCCCAAGTAATCCATGGGATCAGTTTTGGAGTCTTTTGAAACAATACTCGTTATAAACTCCTTCGGACTCGTAAAGGTGTCGTGGTCATCAGACCTAAAAGAAACCCCATTCAACAATTTGCGAATGTCGCCATTCGATTTTAAAATTAATTCATCACTCGCCCCAGGAGCAATCCTCTTCATATCAGAAGGTGTAGGCACAGGAAAGTTATACACAACAATTTCAAAATCAAATTTATTTTCAATTGGGATTTGAGATATTATGACGAATTTGCCTGCTGAGGGTGGGTTTGTGATTTCCCTCATTCCTATGAGGTTGCACACCGACTCGTACTCGTCCAAGACGACAGGTGTGTCAGTCGACTTGAGTTTTTCCAGAAAGTCTATGGTGCCTTGTTTGCTCTTGAGTATGTCCTCGGTCAACTCGATGTAGTTCCCTTGGAGCGCATCGTGGACCGCATACGACTTGCCTATCCCCGTTCGACCCAACACACAAACACACCTCCCAAGTTCCGTAAAATTTCCAGATAAAATTTGTCTTTTCTTTTTAATGAATGAATCCATCGAGGAGGTGGACGATGATTCTTTAGGTCGGCAAGTCTTAAATATGGTTTGGGAAAACAAATTCATAACCACATTTGCAGGAGGCTGGGTTATACTGAATGTCATCACCTTGGTCCTCCTAATATATATTTCTATTATGATAACAATAAGGAGATGACCAGGTCAAGTCCGTAGGACTTGGAGTACGCGAAGCTAGGAACTAAATCCTTCGGATTTAATAAAGGAGATGACCAGGTTGGACACGATTGTTGTCAGGCGCGGTAAGTTTCCTCACAAGTGGCACGCCGAGTTTCCGAATGGTCGCATGGTTAACTTTGGTCTTCGTGGGTACTCGGACTATACCCTCCACAAAGACCAAGCACGGATGAAGAGGTATCTGACTCGTCACGTGAAGCGTGAAAACTGGAGCCCGTCAGGACGATACAAGGCGGGCTTCTGGTCGAGGTGGCTCCTCTGGTCCAAGCCAAGCCTCAGAGCAGCAGCCAAGGAGACGGAACGTGTCCTCGGACACAAATACAAAATAAAATTGTTGGTCTAAATTAAATGCCAAGCAAGGCTATCGCAGGCGGAATTGCCGTCGCAGGGTTGGCTATTATGATTGGGTGTGCAGTACCTATGAGCAAGGAGACTGACAAGACCACAAGCAAATACAAGGGTCTTATTGCAGGTGTTGTTATTGGTGTCCTTATGATTGTTGCAGGCCTTGTTATGTTTTTCATGGGGGGTGGGGGTGGGGCATCCCCGGTTGCCCCAAGTGGCCCTGTGGGTGCATCTCTCCCCAGTGAGAATGTAGGTTCAACAACAGTAGCACAGACAAATTCTCCTTTAAATTTAATTGAACAACAAACACATCAGACTGAACTCACTGCTTCACTCAATGCAAAAAAGGCAGAAAATCTAGCTCTCCACGCAAAGAATGCACTTGAAAAGACAGCTCAGCTCAAGGGTGTGATTAGTCTATTCAAAAAGTAAATTACACATGTTGACTCACAGTCTGTGAGAGTTGGCGGAAGGCTTGGGGGGTCCGGTTCTGGTCAAAGTTGTACACCGTGTCCCCTACGATACCCAGCCCTCCAGCCTCTGCAAAAGCGTCCTGGTTCGCGCCCAGATACACAAAAGTCCACCCCTCACTGGTCTTTTGTTCTATCTTTTCCTTGATGTCCGCCTTTGTGTACTTGGTAGACCCATTCTCCTCGCCATCCGTGAAGATGACCACAACAGGGGGCTCGCCGATGGGACTCCCCGTGTCCAGAGCCTCGCCGATGGTATCCAGGAGATGAGTCGCCCCGCGCGGCTGAAAAGTTGTAGAGTCAAGGGGCTGGACATTCTTCAAGGGAACATTCGTGTAGACCTTTTCAATTTCGTGATCAAATTGCCAAAAAGTCATCAGAGTGTCTTCGTTCAGGTCCCGCTGGTCACTCAGGAAGGAATTGAATCCACCAATTGTGTCGGAACGGGCGTGATTCATAGAACCAGAGCGGTCGAGGAGGAAGAAGATTGGACGAGGCATGTCTCTGGCTTGGGTACTCAGGAGACCACCTCTTTAAGGCTTAAAAATAAAATGTCCGGAAGTGTTACCTCTGGATGGTTGGGGGTGGAGTTCTTCAGGAACTCATCAGAACACACAGCCCAAAAGACTCCTTTTATGTTTATGACCTAAATGTACTCACACTTGCATATGAAGAGTGGAAGAAAGCATTCCCTACTGTAACTCCATACTATGCGGTAAAGTGCAATCCTGATCCAGAATTGGTCAGACACCTGGCAAAGCTTGGAGCCTCCTTTGACTGTGCCACCCCGGCTGAAATCAATTTGGTTTTAGAATTGGGAATTGGTGCTGACAGGATTGTGTACGCAAACCCGTGCAAGACCCTCGAGGACATTGGCCTCGTCTATAAAAAGAATTTACTGCGGACCACATTTGATAGTGTGTGCGAGCTCCAAAAAATAGCGCTCGCGGTGCCATACGCCTCTGTTGATGTCATCTTGCGTATTCGCGCGGATGACCCAGATGCGAGGTGCAATTTGGGGAATAAATACGGCGCGGAGGAGGAGGATTGGCCAACCCTAATTACAATGTGTTCGCGGCTCTCTTTGAACCTCGTGGGGGTGTCCTTCCACGTGGGCTCGATGGCCAAGAATGCATCTGCATTTGTGGAGGCAATAGTAAAGGTCAAAAAAGCCGTAGAAAAGGCTGAGGCATACGGGTTTAAACCACGGATAATAGATATCGGGGGAGGGTTTTCTTCGACACACCTCTTCGACTTGGGACCTGTACCATCCATGATACATCAAGCCCTCAACGACAATTTCGATTCTGAATTCAAATTCATAGCAGAACCAGGGAGGTACTTTGCGGAACACGCCGCGACACTCCTCACCCCCGTCATCGGGAGAAAGAAAGACTCCCTCACCATCAGCGAGTCACTATACGGGGCATTCAACTGTATGCTCTTCGACCACGCAACCCCTGAATTTTACATTCTAAATCAAGAAGGAGAGGAGATGGTCAAAAAGACCATGTTTGGGTCAACCTGTGATGGAGGAGATGTCATATACCACGAATGTCTCGTACCGGAAAACATCGCGGTAGGACACTGGTTTGTCTGGCCGAGAATGGGAGCCTACACTTCAGCCGCAACAACCAAATTTAACGGAATACAATTCAACAACAGACAAAAAATATATTTGGGACTATAAATGCCAAACAAGAATGCAACAAAAAATATTTCTACTAATTTTGCAAATTTGTACAAAAAAGCGCACCAAAAAAGACTACTGACAAATAACATTTCAAAGAAATTTGTGAAAATACTTAATGATATTTACAATAACCAAAATAAGGTGAAGGCTGCACTTGCACTTCAGTCTCTCAAGGGTCGTCGTTAATAGATGTCATCAACAATTTCCCACTCGATACACTTGTCTGCATCCATGTACACATCTCTCTTCAAAATCTCCTCCAATTTCTCAGTTGGAATTCTTGTTTCCCTCAGATAAATTGTCCGAAATCTGTCCATAAATTGTTCTAGGTTTGCGAGTTGATCCTTAAAGTCCTCGAACTTTCCCCAAGTTCCATCCATGTTGAGTTGGTGGATCATAATGTACGAGTTTGGTGTCATGTACCTCCGGTGTCCTCCGAGAAGGATGAAGGTGGCTGCCGATGCGCACACCCCATCTGCAATCGTCCTCACCTTGACCCCGCGCAAGTTTTGGATACAGTCCATAGCGCTCAAACCGGCGTGAATGTCCCCGCCGTCACTCCGGATAAACAGTTTAATTTCTGGACGCCGGTGAATGCCGAGGTCCAGATACTTGTGCAAAAGCTCATTCGCCAGTTTCCTCAATTTCATATTTAATTCCAAAACAGATTCTTCACACACTTCGCAGTAGAAGTACACTTCCGACCCCTGGACCTTGACAAAGGACGTGTCTTCGCACACGCAGGTTGTCTCTGTCATTGAATTTTCAGAGAGAGGTTTCTTTAAGAGTCCTCCCTTCTCTCGTAAAAGTAAGACTTGAGGTCCTTTTCCAATCTCTTCCCTAAATTGGTGAGTTGTAAAACACCTTTTTCGTCGAGACCAATGTCGTATAGTGGGTCAAAGTTGTTTTCCGTGAGTACCTGCCACCTCTCCTTGTACTTTCTGTTTTCGAGGGACCCGTGCCACTCGTGGATGATAGTCCCATTTATGTTTCCGAGTCGAAACCCCTTGCACTCCTTCTGAAAGTCTTGTATGAGGTTTTTGTAATTTTGATTTATAATTCCTGGTCGCGAGAGGTCTCCCTTTTGGATCCAGGCGAGTGCCATATGTCTGTCGGCAGACCCCAAGATGGCCCAGTCTATGAGTCCTCCCATTTTCTTCCAAGCTGTCCGGGTGCAAGCCCAGGCATACCCCGGGTGCCAAAACCCATACCTATCGTTCAGGGTGTATGGGGTTGAGCTCCGGGAATACATGTACCCAAAGGACTTGTCCACCTTGATGGTTTCACCAAAGGGACCCAGGTTTACTGCAGACTGAAAGAGCTGGACCACGTCGTAAAACTCTAAAGCCTCCTTCGTCTCCCCCACCCAATTCTCATTCAAAAAGTGAATGTCAGCGTCTATCCAAGCAAGGTGCACCCAGTCACTCGGCAACTTGGAAGCACCGATATTTATAAGATTCTCCTTTATCCAGACTGTACTGTTCACATCGACCTTGATGTGTTTCCAAGCCGGAAGCTGGGGGAGTGGGGTTTTGCCCAGGGCCTCCACAACGACAAGCTTCACCCCCGGCAAATTTCTATTTCGAATTACAAATTCACAGAACAAACGGTATCGTGTCTTGAACCCACAGTAGTTAAAGTAAGGGAGGATAACATAGAGTGGTTCGCTATCAGGTGTTCTGAAGCACCTCATGCCTACTTGTACCGAGGACTTTTTATTTTGTCCCTCTTGTTGGGTGTCGGCCCCGCGCCATACGCAATCAACAAAGCACGCTTCGACCTCTTTTTATTGTCCAATAATTTCAAATTTTCAGGACTGACCCGGAGGAAATTTGCATCTGACTGTGTATTCTTTTGGACTCTGCGACGGACAACAACACGACGGGCCCGGACAACACGCGAAAAATTAAAAAAACTATTCGAAAGCAGAGTCTTTATTGTATAAGGATATTTCACACCATATTTCAATCTACTATTTGTTGTGTACTTGTCTTTTTCTTTCCGGTACCCAATTGGGACGGCGAAATTTAGGAATCTTTTTGTGCGTGGAAACCCATCAGTTGAACAGTATGCATTTTCAAACACCCACCTGCGAAGATTAATCATAAAATAGTGGGGGTCATACATTGGTGACATATTTAGACCAATTCCATATTCCTTTTTGAAATTGCCCGACTTTATTTCAGGGTTTGTAATTTCCTTTGTAATTCTGGACCACCCAAAGTCTCCAAATACAAGTTGGGGTACTGGTTTTGTTGGCCGGACGAATAGGTTTCCGAGGTGCAAGTCCCCGTGAATAAACTTGGGGTACTTGGCTCTTATTTTTTGGAGAGTATCGAAAACCTGTTTTATGAAGCACATCATGATGTTGTCGTTTAGTCGTCTGCGCGGGGACAAAGCCATCCTCTTCAGATAGTCCCTGAAAGTTCCATTTTCGATATATTCAATACATGTAATGAATTGTTTAGAATAGTTGAGTCCTAAATTTTTGTTGCTCCATATGTATTCTGGGACGAAGTTTGTGCATGTGAAAAACTTGATTGGTTTCGGGACTCTTCCGGGCACCGCCTTGTAGAGTTTTTGTATAATCTTGTACTCTATGACGGAGGGTTGTAGGCGTGGTGGGAGTTTGGTGTTAAAGGCGGACACCTTGATGACAAACTCTTTCTTTGCGTTTCTTTGTGTTGATGCGAGGAAGATGGCGCTTTGTCTGCCCTCATCCACCTTGATGAAGCCTTTCTTGGGGTGCAGGGGGACGACCGGTCTGAGACGCAGGTTCCGGGACTTGTTGTTTGACCCGAGGACCTCGTAGTGACCCCGACCATCCTTCGTCTCCAAGTGATGAAGCCTCTTTTCCATAAAACAGTCCATCTAATATCTTGCAAGATAATAAATGCACAAGAGCAACTTGACAACTAGATAAACACTGCAACAAGTCCTTGTACAGCTCTGAAAATCTTATCTGTTGATGTATCGGTGACCCACCGTAATCCCCTGCACATAGGTGACCCCCATGCAAAGACAGAAATCAGAAGACCTGTACACTGTTTATAGTATATGTGCTCACATATTGAACGCACCAGATGGGCACCAACTATAACACCCCCCGCCTTTAAATAAGGTTTCATATGTTGTTACACTGTGTTAATTTTTATCTATAAATTCAGGATTTAACCCAAAACTAAAATTAGAATATTTATATTTTGGTTTGAATTCAAAATGAAAATATCCTCCGTCTCTATTTATTGTTGTTGTTCGTACATGTGAGTTTTTTATATATTTCCAAAATTCTCCGTCAAAGACGAGTCCGTTGTGGACTTCAAACTCGTAATACAATGGGTCTGGATTGAAAAAGATGGCTTTTTTTTCAGCCGGCCAGTATCTCCAGATTTCAGTCGGTCCCTTTTTGATTGAAATCTTGGGGAGTTTTCCATAGATACCAAGTGCTCTCCGGGTGTCTATGTCTGCGTGCCGAGCAACCCGGTGGATGATGTTGTCCATACTCAAACTTGCCGGTATACTTTTATCTGTAATTATTATATGACTTCTACCGGGTCGAGAGTGTCTCACCGGCCCCAAAACACAAACAGGTCTAGAGTCTCAAATGCGCGCAGACAACATTCATACGTGCAGCCCCGTCTAAACAACACTGCAACTTCAGGAAACACATTACAAGGGGCTTACAGAAGACTACAAGAAGCACTCGCAAACCAAGAAAGGTTAGCACATAACATGACCAGAAAATATCGTGGTAACTTTACTTCAGTCTCAAACAATGACAATGACAAAATATTAAACGCAATGATAAAAATAAGGAACGCATATCTAAATATTATACAGAGAACTTCAACTCGATAAATTGTACAATTTTATTTAGGTCTTCCGGTGTTGTTTCTGAGGCGACTTGAACACCGGTGTGATCCAAGATGAATTTTTCCCACTTTGTGCAAAAATCTGAACCCCCCTCAATCTTCTTCGAATCTTTCAAAAATTCAGAAATTTGGTGAATTTTCTCAATTGTGAAAGATCCGAACTTTTCCGCGTACTTGGCGAGGGTCTGGGCGGCGGCGCGCGCTTCACTCGAGTACTGTCCGTCTTGCAGGGTGTTTGAGTATACATAGTTTAGGGTCCGGAACGGGTTGTTCCGCGCAAACCCATTCTTGGTGAGCTCGTCCGCGAGGATCTCCATTGGTACTCAAGGAACACACACCTCTAAGCCACCCTCGTGCAAAATAGAAATATTTGCAAATATAAATGCCTTTGAAAAATTCAGGGAAAAAGACTCGGAATGGGAGGTTTAAGTTGTATTTGAACAACAAGGGTCAGTTTATTTTTCAAGATTCCAAGGGGAAGTGGTGGATATACAATTACAACAAGTATTTTAATCATTTGAAGTTTTATTAGGTGGTTGAACTCCAGACGGTTTCAAACACGGCCGGGTCGTCGAGGAAAGAGGCTGTCACAAATACCCCCGGATAGTGTGCATATCTGTGACGGCCGCAGTCTACCGCGTATTCGAGTGTGCTAAATGTTCCGATGTGGTACTTGACATCGTACTCTCCCAGCGAGTAAAACAAGTTGAACACCTCACGACGAGGGGCCCAACACGCGACCCGGTCAAGTATCGCCTCCATCCTAGTCAATATATCGGTCGTCATCCTTTAAGACTCTCTCGATGCGCCGAATGTAATAGTGCATGTCGCTCAACAAAACTAAAGAAAAAATACCAAACATCGAAAAGAATATAACTCCCCCCAGGATTGTTTGGGACGCAGGGGAGAGCGACTCGACAAAATCAGTGTAGTTTGACATACTTTATAATGTGTTTATTTTTTTATGTACTAGTAGTATGGCGGGTCGTTTGAATGCGCTTGACATGTGGTGGCTCATCCCCCCTGCAGAAAGTGTTGGATCTTCGAAAACTGTGAAAAACAAAAGCAAATCCCCCTCTGCCCGAAACAACAACAGTAATAATTCAGCAAACTCAAAAAATACGAGAAAGAAACGGTCGAAAGCTCCATCAAGGAGCACATCTAAATAATGTTTCTAAATATTAAAATGGAACAGCAACAAGAGTTGGAGTTTTACAAAAAGGCATATGACAAGAGACCAAAGAAATCCAAGTACAAAGAACATTTTGAAATGGTAAGACTTGAAATGGATTATGAGCGTTCTATTGAACAATTTTCCAAACAGAATTGTAAGTCTGTTCCAGCTTCCCACAAGCAAGCTTGATTAGGAAATTATTGTCTGTTTTGTGGACTTGTCTCCATACTCCTTTTTCAATTTCTACAAGGTGGTGGTCTTGTTTTGTTGGCCCCATCGCGAGGAGTCTCCACAGGTTTCCTCCGATGTTTACGAGTTTCCCCTCGTCGGCTAGCTTTCTGAGGTCCACCATACCAATACGAGGGGTGACCCCTTTAAAGACAGTGCGACCCTCACACACAAGACGAGATGGTTCTAGCTCTTCTGTGTGATGGTGTGTTTTTGAATTTAGAATCAGAATTGGTGGAGAGGTGTAAGACTCTCTCCCAGTGTGTTGAAGGGTGTGGTGAGGGTATAATTCCAATTCCAAATGTGAATTCGGAGACGATGTCGAGGGTCATCGAGTTCAACTCGACAGGCAAACTGTCAAGTACAGAAAACATGCTAGAACTCATGATGGCATCTGATTATTTGAATTATGAAGAGTTACTTGACTATGGTGCCAAGGTGGTTGCCGATGGTTTGAGGGGCAAGTCACCGGTGGAGATACGGAGATATTTTGGGATTGAAGTTAATCCTGTTTCTTAGTCTCCTCCTCCTCATCTTCCTCCTCCTCGTCGTCGTCGTAGTGATTAAAGACAACAGAGTCATCCTCAAGAATTGAAAGACGGTCCTGGAGCTTCTCAACATCGCGGACCACAAAGTAAAAAGCCCCGAGCAGAGTACCAATCAGCATAGTGTTTACAAAATCGACGAAAACATCCATTCTAATATAAGAAGTATGTTATTCTTTATTTCAAACAACTTTCCTGAAGAGTCTTGAATTCAGATGATAATTGTAAGTGCCAAGGGAACAACACAAATACTTGGAACGAGAGTGCAAACACCCCTAAGCACACGGAGACAATTGGTAGAATAATTGGGGTTGGTCTTGGAGGGGGTCTTTGATTTTCAACATCATCCATATTTACTTTACAAATTTAGAAAAATTAGAGTCGACTTTATTTATGTATTTGCACAGGTCTTCGATACTGTATACCGAGTGGCACCAATCTTCAATTTTGTTTTCGTGGTTAAAGTGGATTGGGTCCCAGTGTTTTGAAAAGCGTAGAGGTGACAAGTTTTTGATCGAGTCGTCTACGAAAACTTTGAATTGTTTTTTTGGGAAGCTGTCGTATGCCGCCTTGCTTGGTTTGTATTCTCCTGGGCACTTGATGTTTACAGTGTCTCCAATTGCAAGGGCAACCGGTTGAGCCCACTCATACGGTGCATTTGTAAAGAGGGTCAATTCCCATCCCTTGTATGTCAAATCGTGGATTTTCTTGGCTTCACTCTGGAACTCGTCACTGTAGATGACTTCGCCGAGGTGTTCGATAAGGTACTTGTCATAGACCTTTCTGTTAAAGTCTGAAGTGTCGATATTGAACACTTTGTTCAGACCAACCGCCGTGTGTCCCGAAGTCATGTACAGAGCCTCGTTTGTCTTTTCTGGATCTTTGCAGCAAGGGAAGTGCATTTTAACATATCTCACACAGTTGTCCTTGACATGATTTAGAAGGGGCTTGTTGCGAATAAGGACGCCGTCAATGTCGAGGATAAGAGCTTTGGGGAGGGGCATCCTACACTCCAAAAGTTCCATCTTTTTATGTATAAATAAAGAAAACGAGATTAAGTATGGTACAATGGCCCTCAATGTCAGCAAGCTCGTTTCTCACGCAGTTGTCCCCTCGCGTAGCACACCTGGTTCCGCGGGCGTTGACCTGTATTCAGCTGACAACTATGTTATTCTGCCCGGCCACAGAGTTGTTGTGTCAACGGGTATTGCAGTCAAGCTCCCATCCGGAACCTATGGTCGCATTGCATCTCGCGCTGGACTGGCCGTGAAGCACGGGCTGAACATTCTTGCGGATGTGATTGACCCCGACTACAAGGATGAGGTCAAGGTGGTTGTTCAGAACACTGACCAGCGCCAGGCTTTCATCATCCGCCCCGGCTACCGTGTCGCCCAGCTCATTCTGGAGAATTACACATCTGCCGAGGTTACCGAAACACCGGCGGATTCGACAGAAGTATAATAAACCCCATAACTGGATATCTCCTGTCTTTTTCTGGTATGTCTCCCCATGCAATTGGGCACGAGGGTACACGCCTGAACCATTCTATCATCTCTCTGTCGTTCCAAGTTTTCCTCGGAGGGCAATTATCTACGAGTTTTGAACCTGTGGTTTCTCTCGAGATGAGCCCCTTCGGCGAAATCTTTGGTTTAAAAAAATAACAGTCCCCGCACAAACGGACCGTTTTACCCGGGCTCAGAATTTTCAGCCAACTGTCATTTGAAGATACATTTACATTTGTTAGGGAAGACCAAGCAAGCACTTGGAGTTGTTCGAATCTTGAATCTACAATGACATGTGGGTCGAGAGGACATCTACATATGTGACATCGCCCTCTGTAATTTAATTTCATTTAGTTATTTACTGCTTCACGACTTTAAGTTTCTACGAAACTTGGGGATCTAAGCCTGCGCCTCTGCCCAGAAGAGGTTGACAATTGTACTTGACAAATTTGATGTTCCTGCATTTTGCACATAAATTACAATTGTGTCTGGTCCATCGGGGAAAAAGTTGGGTCCTCCGATGACTCCTCCGGTCAGCTCCTTGAGTGCAGACAAATCAATCACATTGGTTGACCCGGCGGCTGAAATTGTTGAAAGAATACGCTCACCTCCCGTGTATGCACCTGAATAAGTAAAGCTGTTGCTGACTTGACAGAAACTTGGCTGACCCTGGTTTGCAATTGAATTCACCGGTGTCCAATTAATTCCCGAAAATCCCTGGGGATTCAAAATACCAGTCACATTAATAGTCTGGTTTGCAGTCACCTCCATCTTTTGGAGCAACAGCTGCGCACGATTCAAAAGATCACGCTCACCCATATTTCCAATAATACCGTTACTTACAGCGGGGGCAAGACGCAACATAAACAAGGGGACGGCACTCTGATTTGTTGTGATGTTTGATGAGTAGATGTTTGCATAGTTGAAATAGTATCCGCGATCTGTATCGAACTGGCCATCCATGAGGAAAGCTGAGCCCCAGTGTGTCAAGCTTGGTGTTGTTGTGATGCTTGTGAGCAAGACGGTTGCCCCAGTCGCGTGACTGGTTGCAACAGATGCAGTGAATGTTCTGGCGACATCGTTTATGACATAGTTGAAAGGCTGGGCCCTGGCGACTCCATTGAGTGCAAAAGACCCCTTTGATGTATAGCTCAGAAGTTCCGAGTCTATGAGCACTGTACCGAATGGCGGCCAATAAGTTGTATCATCGTTCAACAATATGTTTGAAGTTGTTGTTGAAATCTGTCCGTTGAGTGAAGATACAGCTGCATTCATTTCATTGATGAGCTCGTATCTCACAGGCAAGTTTCCTGTACGCATATACGCCTCATCATTCACATTGTTGTTGCGAATTCTGTGAGCATACACCCAGTTACCATCGGACCCACGCATCATAAAGTCAACAAAACCAGCTCCGTACCAAGTGTACTGGAGACCAATCATTTGCATCTTTGTGATGTCCACCTTGTACCCGGAGGCTCCAAGCCCGTCGAGTGTATCTCTGTTGAAGTTTGCCTGGTTTGTCCTTTGGTCAATAACTCGGACCGCCTTGATTGGCACGGTTGGCGCGACCAAACCTCTGTATGGAGGATTAAAATTCAAAACACCCTGTGAAAGGATGGCAGTCACCGTGTGTGACATCCCACGGATAATAAACTTGTCACCCACCTTGAGCTGATCTTGGAAACGAGTTGTCGGCAACACAAATGTCACATTTCCGGTTTTATTTCCGAACGGAATTGAGACTGCCATCGGTGCAAACCCTATGGTAAAGGCGGTGAGAGAGTCGACAGATATGATATAGGCGGTATCTATGTATCCGGGATAGAACCCTGAAATGACATGCATAGCCTTGTAAAGGCCTGCTGTTGAAGATACAGTCACTTGTGTCGACACATCGCCAGGGTTGACAGTTGATGGGAAGGTGATTGCCTGTGTTCCGTATGCGACTGTGCTAATCAGACTGTCTGAGTATGTATTTCCAACCAGAGTCTGTCCGTTTGGCACAGTTATAACAGTTCCCGCGAGCTGGAATGTACAGGACCGCTTGACAGCCCACAGGTTCTGGCCGTCCCACTCCCAAAATAAACCGTTTTGATCGTCGAAACATCCCGCGCGAGCAGAAGCCCCCTGCCACGCAGATAAAATAAAACGAGGCTGATTCAGAAAACTAGGGAGAGTCGAACCAAGTGTCGTTGTGGCAACTACATTTACAGATTTTGAATCATTCACACTATTCACAGAGTATGTTCCGTTGTAGCCAGAAGTGGCGATGCCTCGAAGGTTGATAGTCGCCCCCACCTGCGCCCCGTGGTACACATCTGTTTGGATTGTAATGTTGCTTCCTACCGCTGTTCCGCTCGAAAACACGCGGGCAACATCGTTGTTGGGGCAGAAGAGGGTACCTGAAGACCAGAGCAGACCCTTGCCGGACTGGTATCTGAAGACCTTTTTGGATTGACGACACACCATGGCGCCGTGTGTTGACACGAGAGGAGTCAGCAAAACACCACCATCGAATGGGCGGTGCGTCACGGTGGAATACGGCTGAACGAAGATGGAGCCGCTCGCCGGGGTTGTTGTTCCGGCGGCTGCAATTGTTGAACTGAATACAAAAGAGTTGGATTGGGGCACAGACTCTACAAAGAAATTTCCGTTTACACCGACAACACCTACCCCGGACCAGTTGTTTGAGCACAGAGGGGTACCGGGTATCATACCGTGCGTGTTTGAAGTGTACACAGTGACCAAGTTTGAGTTTTGTGAAATTTGGGTCACTAAAATTTTACAATTTCCTCCATTAAATACATTTCCTCTGCGAATTGTTGTTGACGGGGTGACCATTTGACCTTGTGAGATTTGGCCTTTTGAGTAGTATGTGAATGTGTTTGAGGGCAGACTCAGGAATGAGCCTGGACTTGTGTAGTTGGCCGTGACCAAGAAAAAGCCCTCGGCGCGGTCTGCTGTGCGCTGGTAGTTGGACACACCGTTTACTGTAATCACAGAGCCAACCGGGGGGAGTGAAGATGTTGTACCCACAAAAATGTTCGAAACTGCGTACCCATCAGAAACCACATCTGTAATCACAAGATCAGTTCCGGGAATTTCATAAAAACTAGGTGTCTTGCGAATCTCCTGATGTGTTTGCCACTTTGTTGGCTGAATTCCATACTCAAAATCTGCGTCAATCAAAGACTGACCAAGCGATACGCGCTGCCGTTCAATAGCATCCGTGCCAAAATCATAGGGACGGGTCTGTTGGATCGGAGCATTTTTTGACGTGGTGGTAAATGTACCATCAATCGTCCGACTCATATTACTAATAGATGCGAAAATAATACATGATCTGGGGCGTTATGTGTCTGACTCGAGCTCAAGAGTCATCGACCAATCAAGACCATTGTTACTGAGTGGATTCCCAAAACGGTCCCTCACCTGAATGTTCAACCGATCTATTCTATAGTCTGGATCAAAAATCTCAACAGACTGCTTAAAGTAACTGTCACTCAGATAATTCTGAACACCACCCTTCTGAACTGTAATTGGAATCTTATATGTACACGCAAAAGGCTCCATGCAAGAATTTCTCAAATTTTCAATATAAATACATATGTAATTGTCAAAGTCTATGTTGTATGATTTTGCTGCGACGATGATGACACCCACTTGTGAGGACTGAAAGCCCATAAAGTACCCGAGTGTCCCTGGGTCGCCGATGATGCTGGACGCTCCCACCACTGATGTGTACTGAATTGTGTTTGTCAGCGGATTCAAGAAAAAGGAACCCACGGCCGGGGTGACGGTGTTGTTCAGTGTGTTCAAAAAGGTGGTTGCTGTGTAGTTACCGGGGCTGAAGGTGTATGTATTCAGTGTACCAGCCACATTGATTGTCAAGGTGTTGTACGGAACACGAATATTGTAAAATCCGAGGGGAATCTCTGCGCTTTTGAGGGCGACCCGACGAAGCTTGCGGTGCTCCTTGCCAAGAATAACAGAGCAGTTGAAGGAATCTGTTCCGTTACTCTTGATGACTGTGTTGGCTGCAGTGGACGAGGTGTCCACGTGGAGAAAGTAAACCTTACTCATTATACTCTAGTTAGAGATATTAATACCGGAAGTAGTATGCAGGTCCAGGCTGTTGCCTGGGAGGGTGAAGACGCTGAAGACCAATTTGTTATCAGGGTATACGGGAGGAACGACCAGGCCAAGTCAGTCTGTGTCACAGTCCCCTTCGACCCCTATTTCTACATTAAAATTAGACCATCACACGACTTTAACGCCCTAAAAACTGTACTCTCCACATCTCCTGACTTTAAAAGTATCGATGAAATCAGAGCAAAAGATTTGTGGGGATTTAGAAACCAAATTCTTGAAAGGTTTGTAAAGGTGACTTTTACTACACTGAAGGGTATGAGAATATGCGCCTCAACCATCGAGCGAGGCCCATACAAGGGGTTTGGCCAGCTCAAAGTATACGAGTCAAACCTAGACCCTATTTTGCGATTCATGCATGTGTCTGGAATCCGGTCAACCGGCTGGTTTCAGATTACAGGGGGTGAACACGACTCTTCAACATCCTGCTCGGTAAACATTTGGAACGCAGAGTTGACCCCGGTGGACCGCGACGACATCGCCCCGCTCGTCATCATGTCCTTTGATATCGAGTGCTACTCCTCAACCGGAGAGTTCCCAAACCCAGCCCTCGACAAAGATGTGGTCTTCCAAATTGGAATGACAACAAGACAATTTGGGTCAGACCAACCCCTCACCAGAAAGTGCCTCTGCCTCAAATCAACACAAGCAAACGACTGCGAGAGCTTCCAAACCGAAAAGGAACTCTTGCAACGCTTCGAACAATACCTCGTCGAAACAGACCCTGACATAGTCACCGGCTGGAATATCTTTGGTTTCGACCTGGAATACCTCCAAGTTCGCTCTGTAAAGAATGGACTTGCACCAACATGGGGAAGATTCCGGAATTCACCAATTGAATTGGTCACGAAGAATCTCTCCTCAAGTGCCCTCGGAAATAACCTCCTAAAAATGGTTCCCATGCGTGGCCGATATGTGTTTGATTTCTTCCAAGATGTGAAGCGGGAGCACAAACTCGAGTCCTATTCTCTAAACAATGTATCCAAGCATTTCCTCAAGGACCAGAAGAATGACATGCCTGTCAAGGAGATTTTCGGGAGGTACCTCGAGGGTGACCCCGTTCGACTCGGCGAAGTTGCAGAATACTGCCTACAGGATACAGTACTCCCACACAAACTACTTGACAAGTTGTGTCAAATTCAGAATCAAATTGAGATGGCCAAGGCGTGCTGGGTTCCGCTTTCGTTTCTGAGTGAGCGAGGCCAGCAGATCAAGGTGTTCAGCCAGATGGCCTACAAGGCGAGACAGCTCGGCTTCCTCATCCCAACCATCAAAAAGAGCGGTCCGTCGATTTCTGAAGATAAATTCCAGGGGGCGACTGTGCTCGAGGCTCAGACCGGGGCGTACTATGGGCCAATCACCGCCTTGGACTTTGCGAGTCTGTACCCGAGTATTATGTGCGCACACAACCTGTGTTACTCGACGCTGGTGATGGACCCCCAGTTTGACAACCTGCCCGGAGTCGAGTACGAGACATATGGTCCGCACAAGTTTGCACAGAACGTGCCTTCACTTCTGCCGGTTATCCTTTCGGACCTGAAGGCGTACCGCAAAAAGGCGAAAAAGCTGATGGCCCAACACGAGGGGACACCCCTGGAAGCCATTTATAACGGCCAGCAACTCGCGTACAAGATTTCCATGAATTCTATTTATGGGTTTACGGGGGCTTCCAAGGGTATGTTACCTTTGGTTGCAATCGCCTCTACGGTGACGATGCGCGGTCGTCAAATGATTGAGGAGACGAAGAATTATGTCGAGGCAAACTTTCCGGGGGCGAATGTGCGGTATGGTGATACAGGTATGTTTAATAGTTTGTATATTTTTAAAATAAGGTTTACTAACATTTGTACAGATTCTGTGATGGTTGAGTTTGATGTACAGGGCCGAAAAGGCCAGGAGGCGATTGACTACTCGTGGGAGCTCGGCGAGCAGGCAGCTGAGCAGTGCACGAAGCTCTTCAAGGCGCCAAACGACCTCGAGCTCGAAAAGGTCTATTGTCCGTATTTTCTGTACAGCAAAAAGCGGTACGCCGCGAAGATGTACGAGAAAAAGGGTGATAAGGTTATTTTCAAAAAGATTGATGTCAAGGGGTTGCAGGTGGTTCGGCGCGACTCGTGTCCGTATGTTCGGGAGACTCTGAAGATTTTGCTTGAGATGATTCTGGACAGTGACGACCCAAAGCCTGCGGTTGAGTTTGCGCAAAAGGCGACAAAGATGCTTTTGAAAGGGGAGGTTCCTATGAGCAAGTTGTTGATGAGCAAACAATTGGCTGCAAATTACAAGGTGAAGATGCCTCATGTCGAGGTTCGGGACAAGATTCGCAGCAGGGCACCGGGGTCGGAGCCTCAGCAGGGGGACCGTGTTCAGTTTGTGATTGTCGAGGGTCGGGGGAAGATGTTTGAAAAGGCGGAAGACCCCGCGTGGGTCAGGGAAAACGGGATAAAAATCGACTACAACTACTATTACACAAATCAGCTAAAAAAGCCGGTGTGTGACTTATTGGAGCCGCTTCTGGGCAGGGACACGGAGAGGATCATCTTCAAGCCTAGTCTGCGGAGCATCACTGACTTCTTTTCAAGGGCTTAGAGTCTAGGCTTACTATGTAAGTAAGTACAAAGGATGGAGCAGCAGATTCTTGAGCTCATCGAGGAGGAGGTGAACAGGCGGGTCGCTCTCCGGGTGAACAAGTCACTCGAAATAATCTCGAAGATGTATGAAATACCCATGGAGCAGCTTGTGCGGGATGTGTCGAATGTGGAGATTCGGTTTTGCCAGGGGACGCTGAAGAGCAAAAAGCGGTGCCTCAAGGAGCCCCAGGCGAACGGGTACTGCAAGTTTCACCAGTGTCAGGTCCCTGTGATGAAGACGCAAACTGTGGCAAGTTCAAATGTTCAAGTTGTGTGGACTCAGACTGCGCCGACAAACAGCTTAAACATTTAATTCATTAATAGTACAATGAACAAGTCAACTTTACTTCTCGAGAGTCTCACCCGATTTTTCAGCGACGAAAAGAATGCAGAACAATTACACGACATTCTCTCACACAGGAAGGGCATTTCCCTTCGTAATTTGGAATGGTTTGTCACTAACTATTCCAAGTCTCGGCACGTGGCGTATACTGCCCCAAATGGCAAAATTTTTACGGTCCATGTCGCCTATAAATCATCTCTTGATGGTTACTCAAAAAAGCTATTTGACCCATTTTGCAGAACAGAGAGAATAGAATTCCAAGGGTACACAACCACTGTGGCCCAACTAAACTTTCTGCGCTGGTGCATCACCAATGGAATAATAGAATACATACAAAACTCTAAAATGCTGTTTAGTTTACAAAAACGGCAACCTGGCGTGACCGCCATCAAACTCCAGGATAGTGTACCCGTAGTAGAACAAGTATAAGTTGTACCCCTGGATAACCTGTGTGGCGTATTGCTGCTGCAATACAATTTTTAGATTTGTCGTTTGCGAATCGAGCTTTGAAAAGTTGATGTATCCTCCAGCATTGTACTCTTTCGGATTTAACCCGAAGGAATACATGTAAATATTCTTTGCGGGTATAGACAGGTTGTGCTCCATGGGCTGCTTAAAAGAGTAATAGAGAGACCCCTGAAATGTACTTGTTATATCCGTGTTATTTAAAACAATCTTGAGTGAGCTTATGGGATCCACAAAGTATGTCGTCTGACTTGTAAATGGGAGGGAAACCGCCGTCTGAACATATTTCGTTGTGAACCCGTACTCGTACCGCACATCATTGTACAGGACTGAAGTCACCGTCTCGTATTTTTTGTTTCTGAAAAACCAGACCAGCAGTTGCACCGGGAAACTTGCCGTCAACTGTAGTTGTGTTGTGTAGCTATTGAACGAGAGGACCGACTCTTTCTTGAGACGGTTCACCACATACCTAAGTTTTGTGGATTTGTAATAAAGTTTCTCCACCTCTGTGAGTTTAATCTGTTCAAGAATGAGCGCCGGGTTTACTATATCTTGGTAGGCGACACCCCTGTCGTTTGAAATCCAGACCCACGGCTGAAACTGAATTCGAATGTAAAAATACTGGTCGCGGAGAGCACACAGTGGAAAGTAAGGGCGTCTCAACCGCTCTCTCCCCTTGTTGAGATGGGAATGCCGGCGACAAAAGAAAAATTCCAAAGGAACACATACACTCACATTTGATGTCGGACTCAGTGATGTAGAAGATCCGTTATTTACAGCATAAAACATAGAAGTCTGCTCGTCTGCATCCAAAAATGTCTGATCCTTAATAAAAAACCAATCATCATACACAGTCTCGACAATTGTGTCATTAATCATAAAGTCACACTGTGCAATAAGTGCCCTCCCAATCTGATTTGTGTATATATTTGATGTACTTGTAAGTGCAGGCAATTGACAAGTAAAATACATGTTACACAAAAGATCCCCCAACTCTTTGGGTTTAAACTCAATAGTAATCGTTTGACCTAAGAATTTATTCCCTTGTATTGGAACATATTGTTGATAACACACAAAATTGGAGTGTTGAGGCCAACTTGTGTTCCAAATTGTGTCATCTTTGCCAGTTGTGTATTTCTCTTGTGGGCCCACTGCGTACAAGGCGTATGATGTTGCCGAGTTGTATCCTGTTTTGTAGTCTTTGTCAATTTTGTCTTGAAATATAGGTTGGTGACCCCTCATCTGTTCACCAATCTCTCTGAGAGGCGCACCCCCAGTTGTTTTTATATTTGGATTTAAATGTATAATAACATTTGAGGTGTATGTGTTTATTTGGGTCACATTTGCGCCGATGACTTTGGCTTGGTCTGCTGGTTGTTTCACAGTTGCAGTGCAGTTTACAGGTGTTGTTGTGTTGTACTCGACCTGGTCTCCTTTGAGGGTTACATACGAGTCGTATGTGAATTGTTCTGCTATTATTCCGGCTGTCGGGACGAAGTTTTCCGTGACGACATTACTGCTTTGGAGTCCGGGAAGTCCGGTGATTGACCACCCCGGCCCAAACCCCATCGGAACACCAGACCCCTTGATATAGTACACAAGTCTCCCGTTACTTACATAGTAAAATCCGGACAATAGACCAATAGTTGAGTTTGTTGAGAGGGACGAGGCTGTCGGCGGGTACAGCACGGCGCCAATCACTCCTTGGACACCCTGTAAGTTTTGTTCTGTATCCGTCTGGCAGGTAAACGACCACAGATACGATTCTGAATTCCCTTGTGAAATTTGTACAACACCCTCCTTGTTTGTTGCCTCGGTGACGACTATGTTGCCGGCAACCCCAGTCATACCAATCACACTCCACCCCGCCCCCAGTGGAACCAAGTCCGTCGAATTCATCCTCGGCCATGCGGTGTTTACATAGAATGTAATCACATTGCTGCTCGTGGGTTTGTAAAATCCACTCACTTGTGCAGGGCTCAGGACGACATCGGGAGACACCGGTTTGGGGGGAGGACCGGGAGGCGTCTGAACAGCCTTTATCCCTTTCTCAGTGACACCCGTGGCTGTGTTCCGAATTCTAGTTTGAATTTGTCTCTCAAGGGAGATGAGGCGACTCTGAATAACACGCTCAGTTTCAACAAGTTTTTGAAGTTTGTTTAGTGGCTTGAGATCTTGAAAGAGATCCACCATCCTACAACTCACTCAGGTTATTTTTCCACATCTGCACCACACTTGTCCCCCGCAGATTGTGCAAATCCTGCCTCTTCCGCGCGTCAAGCTCAATCAGTTTCTGAACCTCCTCCTGTGTGTAGTTGTATGTCTTGATATCCAGCAATTTGGGCACATACTCTTCCTCAAACTTGCGCTTCCGAATCTGGCTCTTGACCTGCTCGAGGGGCTCGTTCAGCACTTTGATTTGCCCGCTGATGACCCCCATGATAAACTCCCTCTTTGTCTGGATCCACTGAATTTCGGATTCTAATTGCTGAATCAGGTGGGCCTTTCTCTTTTTGTATAGGTTTATCCTCAGGTCGACATAGTCTACCAGAATCTCCTCGGGGCTTGCGTACTTTTTGACGGCGCCGTTTGGCCCGATGAGGTACATGTTGCTTGTGTGAATTGTTTTGAGGAGTCCGAGCTCCTTCGGGGCGTCTTCAATCGTGAAGGACGCTCCCCAGACCCGAAAGTCCGCCTTGGTCTCCGTGGAGTGATTCTCGTACTTTTGGATCACATTCTTCTCAACCAGCTCCTCCAGATTCTCCTTAAAGTCCTGAATCCACCTTCCGGGCGGGAGCTCTGTGATGTGGAGCTGCGTCCCCTCCTTTTCCGCAACCCCACTCATGACCCAGGTATGGTCTTTCGTCTTGGTTATCGTGCCCTTG